TCGCCAAAGGTAACAACGCACTCTGGATAATCAGGGCGGCATGCAGCCAGATGGCGCTAAACGGTGACCATCAACTGACCCTGCCGGAACTGTGCTGGTGGGCAACCCTGAATGATGTGATTGACCTGATACCAGAGGCACCCGCACGTCGCGTTCTGCGTATGCCGAAAGAGTCCCACTATGCAGGAGAGACTAAAGAGTCTCATATCGTTGCAGAGCGTCCGGCCAGAGAGGTTATTCAGGACGCAGCTCAGGTAGTTAAAAAAATAATCAGCCTGTGCGCTGACCCGGAATCACCAGAATCATTCATGAAGCGCCCCAAGCGTAAGCGCTGGGAAAATGAGAAATACACACGATGGGTAAAATCGCAGACATGCGCATGTTGCGGCGTGCAGGCTGACGATCCTCATCACATCATCGGACACGGACAGGGGGGAATGGGAACGAAGGCGCATGATTTATTCGTGATACCGCTATGCAGAGCGCATCACGATGAGCTGCACCGGGATATGAAAGCGTTTGAAGCAAAATATGGCAGCCAGGTTGAGCTGCTATTCAGGTTCCTTGATTTCGCGATTGCAGTCGGCGTGATCGGGACAGACAAAAAATAAAGTGTGTGGAGAGGATTAAATATGCGTGACATGTCACAGGTATTAGAGCGCTGGGCGGGATGGGCTAAATCAGACAGTAGTGGTGTTGATTTCTCAGCAATCGCCGCGGGGTTTAAAGGGCTGCTGCCGCAGGATTCAAAATTAACGCTTACCTGCAGCGATGGGGACGGACTGATTATTGAAGGTTGCCTGTCACGGCTTAAAGCCAAGCGTCCGGATGAGCACGCGATCATTGTGCTGCATTACTTTTTCAATATCTCAAAGCGCACCCTTGCAAAGCAGGCCAAGCGCGATGAAAAGATCGTGAGAATTGAAATCCAGATGGCTGAGGGGTTCATTGAAGGCTGTCTGGCGATGCTTGATGTGCGGCTTGATATGGACGACGAACTAACGCCGAAAAAAAATATTAAAAAACCTCTAACGCGGTCCGCATTTTCCTTAGTAATCTGATAAGAGTCGTAACAACGCAACGCCGCTTAATTTTGATAACCTCGCCAGCTAGCGGGGTTTTTTGTTTATTCTTGTATCATTGTATGGGGGATGTAATGGACGTTGAGTCTGGTGACCATTTTCTGGATATTGATGATGACATGCTCAATTTTCTTGAAAAGCAGGGCGAAGAGACAGTCAGGGAAATTCATCTTTCTAATCTGGCTAATAAAGAGAGTGGGCAAAAACTGCTCAGCCTGCTTATAGTTGGAATCGGGTCATCTTTTTTGTTGCTAACTCAGAACCGCCCAGAAAAATTTCTAACTGCTGGTCTTGGTGTGTTCACTATCTACTGGTCGTTATGTGCCGCTTATCTAATCGTCCGGGTATTGAATGTTAGACAGCGTGCGCTGGCTACGTCACCTCCTGGCGCTCTCTACCATGCTGGTTATAAGAATTTTAACCAAGGCGATTATGAACGATTCAGAGAAAAAGGCTTTAAGGCTGAACCTACTGAGCTGAACATAATGAGACGCTATCGTCTGTTTGAGCTCGAAGAGATTGCTCGTGATTATCTGAGGGAAAACTTAAGGGTGGGATTGGCATTGGAGAGGGTAAGGATTGCAACAATCCTTACCCCAATTTGCGCGTTTATCATTTCAACGCTTACTTATCTTTTTTTGTGATTTCGTCCGCAGAATCACCAACAAAAACTCTCTCAGGGCGAAGATTTCTATCTGGTTGTGGAACCGGTGGCGGCGTAGACTGCTTTTCCGGTTGATTCGTTTTATTATCTGAAGACTTATTATTGTTGCCCATATTTCTCCTTTAGCTATGTGCTAGTTCTGGCGAATTAACAATATCAGATGGAGAAATGTGCTACCAGATGCTTTCTAAGAACCAATTCGGTCGCTTGCACTAAGATTTTGATAGAGCGGGTAGTTAGCACCAGATTGAACCAAAATAAACCCTGTGACTGACGAGTAAGGCAGTTACCGCTATAGCATCAGGGTTACTACACAAATAGGTCGCTATAGAGCGGCCTTTTTTTCGTTTTTGCGCACACCAATCTGTCTCCACACACACTTTTGACGCCGTGGTATTGCGCAATTTTCTTCTGACTACCGACAGCACCTGCCAATTATCGGAGGTGAGGATGAAACGCATGCCGGACAAAGACGTTGGGTTCTGGGCAAGCCTGATTGCCTGGCTTTACGCCCACAAAAACGAAACCGGCTATGCGGGTCTTGCCGGAGTCATGGCGATTCTCAGAGCCACTTACGTTGGCAAAGACGCATGGTCACGCCGCCTGCTAGATGCAGCGATGTGCAGCGTCTTCGCCTTCTTCCTACAGCCAAGCCTGCAGGTAATTGGCTCTGTGTTCAACTGGCACTTCAGTGAAGACATTACGCGGGTTGCTGCGGTCTTCCTTGGCTTCCTCGGTGTGGACTACGTGTCAACGAAGATACGCCGCCAGATAGATAAGCGATTGGGAGACAGTAATGCTGACAGCCAGTAGTTTTCAGCGTGCCACCGGCGTAAGTAATTCTCTGCGAGATACCTGGTATCCACATATAGCGGCAAGCCTCTCAGCCTTCCAGATAAGCACGCTATTACGACAGGCCCACTTTCTGGCGCAGACGGGGCATGAGTCAGCCGGGTTCCTGAAGGTTGAAGAGGGGTTGAATTACAGCGAGAACGCGCTGACCGCAAAGTTTGGCAAGCGCATCACTGCCGAACAGGCCCGCGCTTATGGTCGTAATGCGATGCACCCAGCTAACCAGAAGATGATCGCCAGCATCATTTACGCAAACCGTAACGGTAATGGTGATGTTAATTCGGGGGATGGTTACCGCTATCGCGGTCGCGGTCTAATTCAGATCACCGGCAGGGAGAACTATGAGGCGCTGGTTAAACAGCTGGGCGCTGATGTAGTGGCAAACCCTGATTTATTGCTGGGCTATCGCTTTGCTGCGATGTCAGCAGCGGCATGGTGGAAGAATCACGGATTAAACGAGCTAGCAGACTCTGATGATGTTACCCGCATCACCAGAGTCATTAACGGTGGCACCAATGGTCTGGACGACCGGAAATCCCGCTTATCAAAATCTAAGGGGATTCTATGTTCAACGTAATCGGCTTTATCCGAAACAATTCAGGTCTGGTCATCATCGGTCTTATCTGCGTGGCGCTGTGGGGACTGAACGCCAGTAACTCACAGCTGAAGGCAACGAACGACAGGCTTGAGAAGCTGGCAAACAGCAAAGACGAGCAGATTAATGACCTGCGCTCTAAGAATGATGGCCTGGCATCAAGCGTCACTGAGCTGGTAACAGCCGTTAAACAGCAAAACGATGTGATGAGTCAGGTAGCAGAGCAGCGTGCCGTAACAGCCCAGCAGAACCGGAAACTACAGAATGAAATTAAGCGTTACCTTGCGGCGGACAAGTGTGCTGTCGCTCCTGTTCCCCCTGATGCTGCTGACAGGCTGCGCGACGCAGCAAAAGCCGCTGGTGGAGTACAGGACAGTAAAACAGCCTCAGCTAATCCTGCCGGCTGAATTGACCAGCCCGATTGACGTACCAGCGCCGCCACAGGATATGACGTTCGGTGACAGTTTAAGCCTCAACGCTGAGTTATACGGCGCTCTGGGACAGTGCAATATCGATCGCGCCGCCATCCGTAAAATCGAGTAAACCAGATAGGTAAATACATGAGCGAAGCAAAACCGCAGGACGGAAGTAAAGTGCAGGGTTATCGCACACTGACCGACAAAGACATTCTTGAAATGAATCGTCTTAAAGAGATTAGCCGCCAGTTTATCGCCCAACTGGAATATCTGAAAAGCGCTAAGGATTATGATCCTCGCTGGATTGCCCAGGTAAAAACATCAATGCAACATGCCTGCATGTTCGCCTGTCGTTCAGTTGCTCAGCCAGATGATTATTGCTGATAAAGTGTAGGAGAGGCGTTTTGATTCATTAATAGATTAACCCTATTAATGTTTCATTGATTGTTGCCGATACTTCTTAACCACATAAGGAGTAATGTATGGCAGTAGAGTATGAGTACCGAGTGACAATCACTTTTGATTTATTTAGTGCAAAAAATCCTGATTACAAGTTGATAAATGCGTATTTGGATGAGAAGGGTTTCTACTCGATGAAGTCGCAAGACGAACATATGCCAAGCAATATTTACACTGGCAGTGTTCTTGCGGACATTGAAATCGCTGGCACGGGGCCAACTTTCAATGAATTAAAGGCTGGAGCTGATAAGGTTGTACGGAATACCTTTGAAGCTATTAAAAGAAGCGCTGAGAATGCTGGCCTAACAATTACTTTGTTTGTTCAGGCTTCGTTAGAAAGGACCACAGCTAGCCGCAAAAGCAGATTTTAATATTCTGATTTTTGCACTTAAACCGCCTAAGGGCGGTTTTTTTGTGCTCAAAAATGCGTTGCCTGAGTTCATTCGCCATTATAAAAACAATGAATCATCGGCTGGTGGTCACACCATTACCGAGGATATATCACACCTATCCAGCAGGAAACTCTGATGTCAGAGTCACGCATCTATAACAGCCGCTGGGATAAAGCCAGGCTGTCATTCCTGAAGTCGCATCCTCTCTGCGTTATGTGCCACCGTCAGGGCAGGGCAGTGGCCGCTACTGTCGTTGACCACATCAAGCCACACAGGCTGAAGGAAGCCATCAATGGTGGTAAGCAGGATGAGATAGCGAAGGCTCAGAAGCTCTTTTGGGATAAGGCCAACTGGCAACCACTCTGCAAGCAACACCACGACTCGACCAAGCAACGCGAAGAGAAGCGCGGTCACGTCATCGGGTGCGATGAGAACGGCCTACCTCTCGACCCGTCATCACATTGGCGCAAATGATAATGAATGTCACTTAACATCAAGGATGAGGTGGGTCATGGTCAAATGAAAACGATTATCATCACCATCGGGGAGGGCGGGTGCAGAGTTCAGGGGTTAACGACCTCCTGACCGCCCGCCCCCCTTTTTATGCACAACCGCGAAATGAAAAGTTTTTTTCTGGGAGGTTTTTATGGCCGGAAGACGACCAAAACCGACCCACCTTAAGGTCG